TTCGCTTCGTGATCGTCGCTAGCGCTGGTACTTTCACTGAGGGTACTTCTGCTGCTATCGGTGGCTCAGGTCTTGCCGCTGGTAAAATCAAGTTCCCTCTCCGTGACAACTTTGATGCTTCTGCTGGCGCTCTCGGTGCTGTTGTTGGTGCTCAGTCTTGGGGACTCGAAGGAAACGACGAGATTCCAGAGATCGACATCAAGGTGGACAGCATTGCTGTTACAGCTATCACCAAGAAGCTCAAGGCTAAGTGGACCCCAGAGTTGGGACAAGATCTCAACGCTTACCACAACCTTGACGCTGAGACAGAGCTTACAAGCATTCTCTCCGAGC